AGTTCATTTAATCCTTCAAATTTTGAAAAATCAATTATTTGTCTATCTTCATTAATAGCTCCCTTATCTACTAAATCTGTGATTAGTTTTTGTTTTATTGGACAACTCATTATTTACAAGGTTTGTTTATTGCGTCATTGTTATCATTAAATAAATCCAACTGACTTGGGTCTATTTTAATTTTACTCTTATTTTCTGTATAAGGTTTAATGTTCCTTAACTCATTTATTACTTCTGCTAATGATTCAGCATGTGTTCCTTCATTTCTTCCAGCTAATCTTTTATCATATAGTAATGTAGCGTTATCAAGTTTTCCTGAATTTATTTCATCTAATATCCACTCACGTTGTTCTGGCTCAACACTTCTTAATACAATAGTTTCACCATTTGCAGTAGTATAATCAGCATAGTCCTTTTTACCTAATAACCAGTCTTTATATGTATTCGCAGCAGCTGTTACAGCAGAGATTCCTTCAGATGATAACTTAATTGTACCATTTACACCACCCTCACTAAAAGGATTACCAAAATGTGAATATTCATGTGTCCTATTTAAAGTTCTCATAGTATTAACTCCATCTGTAGTATATACAGGTTGATTTTTTAATACTGTCCATTTATTTTCTAAATCTACTTTAACTTGTCTAGGTTTTTGTTCTACATTTTCAACACCCTGTAAAGTATTAATATAAACATCTGTAATAGCTTGTTTACCTATTTCATTTATCTCTCTTGTACCAATGCCAGCAAAGTTCTTAGTTAATGATGGTGTATTTACTTCTGTAAACTCACTTCCATTCCAAGTAAACCATTTACTTTCATTTTGGTCAAATACATATACAGGTTTGTTTTGTTGTATAGCCATTTCAACTGCATAACCAGTTCCTCCTTGAATAGCATCTTTTATTAAAACTCTTTGTTCTGCTTTTGGTTTACCTAAATCTGCTTTCCATACATCTCCTGCTTTTCCTATTGAACTTATAGCAAATACAGCATCAGAATTTTTAACTTGGGCCCAGTTTCTAATTAGCTTCTCTTCTTTCATTGTAGCGTATTTATAACCCCACATAGCTTTAGCTGCTTTAGCAACCATTGAAGGACCCTCAATAGCCTCTGACATATCACTAATATTTACATTACCCCTTGGTGTTTTAGTATTTAAATAGTAATGTTTATTATTTACCATTCCAAATTCTTCACCTATATAATCCCACTCTGAATCAGAACCATTAGCACCACCAGAATGATTAGTAAAATCACCCATATTAGTAGGTTCTTTTTTAATTTCTGTTTTTACTCTTGTATCTATTTCTTCAGCTGAAATTGACTTTTCTTTTTCTTCTTCCACTTTTTCAGGATTTATTAATGCATAAAATTGACCAGTAATTTCAGGAGTAAGAGTTAATTGATTTAATGGAAAGATACTTCTATTAGTTTCATCCCATTTACTATATTCTAATACTTTAAATCCTTTTCTATCACTGTATCCTAAAGTTTCAGATGCTATATATACTGGATTATTAGCAGGAGTAAAACCTATTAAACGATATGACCTTTCAATTGGGTTTCCTTCTGGGCTTTTAGCATTCTTTTTAACCCATTCTCTTGTCATACTTTTCTCACTTGGATATAATGCAAAACCATAATCATTATTAGGCAGTTTTGTATTTACCTCATTATCAAATATTTTTTTAGTTACTTGATAATCTTCTTTATTTGCTTTAAAGAAATCATGTTGAAAAACAGTATCTATTTTTCCACCCATATTATTTAACTCAATGGCTGTATCTATTATATAATCATTTAAATTATTTTTAGCAAACCATTCATATGGTATGTAACTATAGAATTGATTAATATTCATTTGAAAACCTGAGCTTAAAAATGAATATTTAATAAGCATAGTAGATAACTCAGGATTATCATTCATTAAATCCAACCAAGCTGTAGTTAAATCATTCTCTATAGATGCTGATTTTTTTCTATTACTCATACCTATAAATTTCATACCAGTCTCATTAGTTTTTATTTCTAATTCTTGGACCAATAAGTTTTTACTTACTTTTTTATAAGCATCTAATATATCTACAGTTTTAGTAACTATTGCCCATCTATTATGTTGTGTCATTTTTAATGGACCAAATCCTGACATAATATATGAATAATAACTATTCTCCAATTTTGTTGCTAATTTTTCACTTAATAAATCAGTTCCATAAATGGATTTTGATATTGCATTAAATGTATTTACAACTGTTGGGTTTGCTATTAGGAATGTAGATGGGTTTGCTTCCATTACATCTCCTATAAAATTAATAATATTTTCAGTATAAGCACCAAGTAGTGTATATTTACCATTTTTAACCAACTTAGTACTAAACCCTTTAAAATTACCCTCTTCTGCTTCATCATTATTAATTAAATTATGAATTAAATTTTTCATAATGATTAATGATGTTACATTTTTTCCATAACCAGATACATCAACCTTAGATGCATCGTTATTTTCTTTTATCTTTTTAGCTTGGTTTTGCCATTCTATAAAAGTATAGAAAATATTCATCTGTGTTTCAGGATTAGCCTTACCATTAATTTGAACTCTCAGCTCTTTTAATGATAAACTATTTATTTTAAATCCTTTTCTGCTTTTAAATCTTCCTTTAGTAACAAATATTACTTTCTTTATTTCTTCAAATTGCTCTTCAGAAACTTTAGATTTAAATAATCTAGATAATGTTTTAATTGATATATCACCTTTAGTTGATTCATAAATAGTTCTATAACTTTTAGTAACACCATTTATTGTCTTAGGTGCAAAAGATTCTAATTCTTCTACTACTTTACTTTCAACATATTTTTCTTCTATATTACCAGTATTCTTGTTAATTTTAGACTCAGCATTGGTAATGAAGTTAATATATTCTTTTATAACTGGTTGTCCTATTAATGCATTAACATAATAAGGATGAACACCAGCTCTTAATAACATAAACCCTACGTTAGCAGTTTGTGTAGTCCAGTTACCTCTAGTAATATAAGGGTCTCTAGCAATATCCACATACGCATTTAATAATGCTGAGAGTGAGTTTGCTATGTTTATTTTTTTTAGACTTTTATCACTAGTTTTAACAGTTTTATTATAGTATTCAAAATCCTCATCTGATAGTGGTTGTGAATATTCAGAGTCAAACGTTGTTTCCTCTTGACTATTCATTTTACCAATACCTAAATTATATTTATGAAAACCTAATGAAGCCATCATACCCCTTACGTGGTCAACTACAGCATTAGCAGTTTGACCTACCCCAGCTTTACCAGCAATAAATTGATATTTTAATTCAATCTCATTTATTAGATTAAAGTCAGATAGATTTGTAGATGGTGGTATAGGAAATAAGTCCTTTATATCATCTTTAATAAAACTATAATCAATTGGAGTCATTACCTCCTTAATTACCTTTGGGTTCGTTAAAACAGCTTTATAGGCTTCTATTAGCTTATTCTGTAATCCTTTTACAGAATTAGTTTCTAAATTGTTATCTTCTTTTATATATTCTAATTTACTAACAACATTATAATTAGGAATTTCTTTCTTAATATTTTCAAGTAATTTACTCTTACTATCTGAATGTAAGATAAAATTAACTAACTCATTAACATCATGATTTAATATATCTTTTACATCACCACCAAATAAGAATCTTACAATACTTTCCTCATCTAATTGTGATGAGTCTTCTACACCTAATTCATCTAATAAATCAGCTACTTTTTTACTTGTTTGTAAAAGTGTTTTACCTCTTAAGTTTGTATAAATATACTCTCTAATTTTACCAGCATTTTTATATAATGCTTTAAAACTAGGCATCATCAAATACATCTTATCAATATCAAAGTCACTACCTGTTTTAGTAGTAATACCAGTATATGTAATAATAGTATCTCCAACTTCTGCTGGTAATATACCAACTACTTCAATAGCATCATTTGATGCCAATGCTTGATTAGGAATCCTATAACTTACAATATTTCTTAGTATTCTTTGGTCTATTAATCCATCTGTATAATTATTTTCTTTTGTACCAAATAATTGTGCTGGTGTTTTTGATGCATAATCAGGAACATACTTTGCAATAAAAGAACCAGAAAGTAAAACACCACCTGGTCTAATTATTTTTCTACCTGTTTTAGATAAAATAAACTCACCATTATCATCCCTTAAGAATGTAGGCTCGTGGGTAGTGTTCATAGCCCAAGGAGTCCATATTACACCTTTTTGATTTGCTTCTTCATTACTAAACCCATAGTTAGCCATTTGAATAAATGCTCCACCATTTGTTTGTATTTTTACTAATCTTTTTAAAGATATAGATGCAAATATATTTTGTAACTTTTGTTGATAACCAGGAATACCAAATGGAGATAAACCAGATTCTAAAGCATCAATAACATTTTGTGGTGCTCTTCTAGTTTTCAATTCATCTACTAATACCTTGTTTAATCTAGCAATATTACCTATTTTATTATTGGAAGAAATACCAAATTCTTTTTGGAAACTACTTTTACCTTTATTAGATAATGTTTCTACTATTTTATTAATGTAATTTAATAGATTTTCACCATTTATTTCTTCTCCATCCATTATAAATTCTTCTGTTGGATTAAAAGCTAATCCAGCAAATATATTTTTTTGAATCTGAGAGCCAACAGCTGTATCTTTAAATGTTTTAGTTGGTAAATCTTGTTGTAATTTCCATCCACTATTTTTTAAGGTTAATGGATTTAATTTGAAGTTATCTAATACTTTACCATTTTCATCATGTGATTTTGTAGGTAGGTTAGACCCAACTTTAATACCTTGTCCTGTAATTAATTCATCTATATTATCAGTCACCATTTGGTCTGCTAATCTTTTAAGGCCAGGATTATTCTTAACTAATTGTGGTAATAAGACAGCTTGTGAGTATTTTAAATAAGTAGGCACACCATTGTTAATTTCAAAGTACACTCCTTTTAATGGTTGTGCTGCTCTTTTTAATTCATCAACAGTAAATGGTTCTTTATTTATTTGCATTAATTTATCAAATACAATATCATCTATATTAGCCCATTTTCCTAAACCTTGTTTTAAAAATTTCCAACGTTCAGGAGTTATCCAAGCTTGTGCATCTGTAGAATCAATACCATCTTGTATTACTTCACCTTTTTTATCTACTTTTCTTTCATAGAATTTTCCAATAGTTCTCCATTCTTTTTCAGTAAATAACTCTTTTAAGTTTTCATTAAATGGAGAGGTAATTAATACATCTTCTATAATAGCAACATTATATGTTTCTTGGCCTTCTTTTAAATATAATTGTAAACCATCAGTGTATGTTGCTGGGATACGTTTCTTATAGTCAACCATATTTTTATAATAAGCAACATCTCCAGAGAACATTTTTGAATACTCTATTTGAGATATTAACCCATTTACATAAACATCACCTGCCAACTTTAAACCAGTAAGTTTACTACCAGCATAAGAATCCCATATTTCAGAATCAAATCCTTTATTAACCTCCTGGCCTAATGAATTAAGTGTTACTAAACCTATATTTCTTATTTGTTTATATGTATCAAGAATATCTTGACTTACAGTTTGATTTATTACTTTTAAAATATCTTCTTTAACAACATCTAAATCCATATCTATAATAGTTCCATCTTCATTATAAAGACTGAAACCAGATTCAACTGCGTTAAAATTCTCAAAGTTTAAACTGTTAAATAATTGAAATTGTAAACCATTAGCTCTTTTGTCTCCATTTAAATGGTAGAACATTCTTAATTTACTAGAGTCATTAGTAGCTTTAGCTAATGCTAATTCTTCTTGTACAACTTTAATACGATTAAACTCTGACTTAACGTAGTTATATAATATTTCTTGGGAAGGTTCACTTATTATTGCTTTCCCATCTACAAATTTAGTGTTACTATCAACAACCATTCCTTTAGTTAACTCAAATTGGTATTGAGTACTTTTATCTGCTGGAGTTGCTGTATTTATATATGATTTGCCACCTACTTTTTTATAACTTAACATTTTATTATAAATGTCTGCAAAAAAGTCATTCATTGAGATAGATTTATTATCTTCTGCATTTTTTGCATCACCCATTTCTTGTAATGAGTTAAATACAACTAAATCAAAGTCTTCTATTCTTTGTTTAGAGACTCTAATTTGTTCTTCTTCTGATACATTTAAATCCAATCCTAAAAGGTATTGCATATAAAATGAACCTTTAGTGTATGGGGTAGATTTATAATAAGTTAATAAAATATTTCTATCTCTTTTCCATTCTTTAACCCTTGTAGATAAATAAGATGGATATGAATATAACCATTTAGATTTACCTGTTGAGAAAATAGAAGCATCTGAGCCATCTTTTAAATAAAAAGAATGTGCATTTGCTAATACATTAAATTCATTTTGGTCATCAAATGGATTTATATTAAAGTTATTTAAAGATTTTACAGTTAATTTATCAATAAAGAAAGTAATAGAATTTATTAATTTAATTAACTTTTGTACTCTCTTATCATTATCTACTTCTATGTTACTTAAGTTATCTAAATAATGGTCAAATCCCTCAGGTGTTGTAATAACACCCATACTCTCTAATAATTTTCTAACACTAAGTGTAGAGGCATTTAAATTATTTTCATTTGGTTTAATAGTCTTAAAATCACTAGCAAGGTCTTTTAGCCCTTTAAGTGATGTACTATTAAATAAATTATTTACAGCAAATAATTGTATAAAATTATGATTCCAATTATTTTTTATAAATCTATTTTTACCACCTACATTAGATAAGTTTTGTACACTATGAACTATAATATTCTTTTTTCCAATTGCCTCTCCAGTTAATGGGTCAACATCAGCTACTTGTTTAACTTCATATATAGTTCCTATAAAATTGTTTTTATGTAAATTAAAAGCTTGTACAAACTCAGCTTTTAAATAAGGACTCATATCTTTTAATAAAGGAATTAAATCCTTTAAGTATTGTTTCTTACCAGATAATGTAGAAAGTTCTGTAAGATACATTTCAAATAAATCTTCTCCAACTAAACTTGTTTTGTCTGTTAAATTAGCTAATAATGTTCCATATACATCATCAAATGAACGTAACTCTGGTTCTAAAAATAAAGGGTCAAGATTTTCAGTATCAACTAATAATGATAATCTTAATTTTATATTAGCCGATATATTATCTTTAGTACTTTTTTCAAAGGATGCTTTATCATATGATGCACCTCTTTCTCCTTCTTCTTCATCTAACATATCTTCCACTTCAGTAGTTTCCTTGTACACAAGTTTTAACTCTCTGAAGTAATTCTCAACATGTTTTACCCACTCATCTATATTATCTAAAGATTGCTCTAGTATAACAGCATTAATACGTCTAGTCATATCAGGACTAGCCTTTAACTCTATTACTTTTGACTTTATTTTATTTTCAATACTAGTTCTTAAATTAACTAAATTCTCAGTTACATCAAAGTCATTAAAGTTATCACCAATTCTACTAGATACAAAATTTAAAGCTAGTCTTTTAGCAGTAGACCTAATTACTTCATTACTAAATCTAGTGTTTAATTTTCTATCTGTAATTGGAAAATATACTTTTATATTATTTTGATTAGTGTAGTAATATTTACCATACTTATTATCAAATTCTAACTTAGGTTCACCATTATCATCTACTCTTCGTTGATTAACTTCTCTTTCAAGAAATGGTTTTTTAAAGTCTTCTTCTAAATCTATTGCTTTATTATTATCATCAGTAGCAAATTCTTTTAAGAAAGTACCATTTGTTTTAAAATAGTCATAATACTCCTTAGTTAAATCTTCATTCTTATTTGTTATATTATTAAATATAGTATTAAATAATATAGAATCTTGTTTATTTTCTAATTTTATTGTACAACTCATTATTATTTACATTTTAAAAGTAGTGTAGCTATATTTAATTTTCTTTCTTCAGCCATAATTCTTATAGCTTCAAATTTTTCTGCATTAGTTTTTTTCCCCATAATATTATTATATATATCACTTCCTAATTGTAGGTGCCCAAGATTAGATAATTCTATTATGATTTTAACTATAACATCATCTGTAACCTCAATTGTATCTGTTGTAATATTTTTTTGTTTTAACTCCTCAACTACTTTTGATTCAGTAGTATTTGGAACTTCATGCAAAGGTACAACTTTTTCTTGAAATTTCCTAATTTTTTCAGGTTTATTTTCTTCTAAAGTATCCCAATTAACCAAATTTTGTATAGCTGTCCCAATTGGACTTGAAGATAATATTACTGTTCCTTTTTCATTTGTAATTACACCATTACCATTTACAATAGCTACAGTATACTTTTTACCTTTATATGTAATTTCTTGTGATGGTTCTAAAATATCTTCAAAGTTTTCTTTACCTTGTTCTTCTTGTAATTTAAGTTCTTTTTTTCTAGCTACAGGAACAGTATCTATTAACTTACGTTCTTCAGCAGTAAAATCAGTAAAAGGTCTACCATTAGGTTTAACCATTTCTCTTACTAAATCTTCTGCTCTAATAGTTTCAATATTACTTTGGTTTTCTGCATCTGTTAACTTTCTAGGTCTTTTTAATTTTTCTTCTAAATATTTATCTACATCATCTCTAGTAAGAAAATATTCTTGATTTTTACCATCAATAGTATATCCACTTTTATCAGAATATTGAATTAACATTTTATCTACAGCATTTATACCTACTCTAGATTCCATAACTTCATCCATTAATCTTATATAATCTTGAATTATATCATCAGGAATAGATTGTAATATACTATTAGCTAATTCAGCTATATTATCAGAATTTATTTGACTTACTACAGAATCATTAATATTTATTCCTTCATTTAATGTTCCTCTTATTATATTTAATAAATCTGTTAATTTTCTTATATCTTCCCCATTCTTTATACCAGCTTTTAATAAATCTTGTAATTGTTTTATTTTGTTTTTAAGTAAAGGTTCTTTTGTTTTCCAATGTTTACTTAATAATTCAGTAGGTGTGAAAGATTTATTATTAACAAAATCTACAACTTTATTAATAAGTAAATCTATATTAGACTTAGAATTTATAATAATAGGTATAATTTCTGTTTTAGCACCTCCAGATACATTTACTTTATCTGAATTAAGATATATACCAGAGAATCCTTGAAAGGTTGGTGTAAACTCACCAACAACTGCATTTGTATTTAATATTTTATTAGATAATAAATATGTTAAATAATTATCATTTGTTTCAATTGTTGCTTTGGTAGTACTCCCCTTTTTAGGTTTAATATTTATATTATATCTTTTATTATTTTGTAACCATTGAGAAAAATGCTCCTTATTAAAATCTTTTGCATTTTCTATAACTTTCCCAGTAGTTTTAGAATTACCATACACAAAATTAGATACACCTTTTTTCTTAGTACCAGTAAATTTAACCCTACTCTTAGTACTCTTACTCATATCCCAAATTAAGAAATCTACTATATCTTTTAAAGTAACATCATTGAATGGTTTACCAATCAACTTTATCTCTTCTGCAAAAGTTTCTTTTATTTGTTTAATTAATTCAGGATTTTTAATCTCTGATAATGTTGTAGATTTTTCTACTGTATCATTTTGTAATCTTAATTCATATAAACTTGCCAATAAATCAGCATCTGTTTTATTTATTTTTTGAATATTTAACTTTAATGGAAACTTAAATCCATTAGCCATAGGAATTATCATATATATCTCCCCAGCAGTATTAGTCTTATCAAAATAAGGATATATAGTACCATCTATAAATTGTAGTTGTCCTAAAGCATTTACAAATCCTAATCTTTTCTTTACTTCTCCTACTCTTCTTTCTTGTGAAATTTTATATAAGAAATGTAAATCAAGTACAGAATTTTCAGCTACTTTGCCATCTACTTTACCATCTACTTGTAATTCTCCAGCATATTGGCCTTCTATTTCTCCAGTAATTTCTTCTATGGAACTCTTTGCAATTAATGCATTAACAATTTTAGTTCTTAGTAATTTAGAGGAGTTATCAAATTTATTAGAAGTTCCATTTGATGTATATTTTGTATGTATAGGTGCTTGTTGTTCTCCTAATACTACATTTATAGGTAAATAGTTAATAAGAGTATCTATTTCTTCTTTGGTTAAAGTTTCACCAGCTACTAATCTATCATAGATTTTTACTGCTTTATTCCAATTAGCTTTACTAGTTTTTACTATACTACTATCTGTTGGTACAACCTCACCAGAAGTTCTATTAACAGCAAAGTTAACAGCAACTCCTTTCTTATTTCTTGGGTCTTGTTCTAAAGATATAAATTTATCATCTACAAATGATAATTTAGTTTTCTTTACTCTATCATATGATAAAATAGGAGTACCATTACCTCTTTTTAGTTCATCTCCAGTTTCATTATTCTCATTTGTCTTAGGTATAAGTTTATCGTGATTATCACTACCATCTGTATTAAACTCAGATTCAAGATTAACTTCTACTTCTTTTGTTACTTTTTTATTTATAACCACAACAGCACCAGTCTCCATTACTTCTAATGTAATGGTGGTAGCTGTAATATCATCAGGAGATGCTAAAACAATATGATTATATAAATCAGACTCATCAAGTTGACCATTAGAATTATTTATTAATTCTTGTGAGATTGGAACTAATTCCCCAACATTGTAATTTGATACAATTTCTTCTATATTATCTTCAGCTTCCTCTTCTTCTACCTCTTTGTTTTCTTTATTCTCATTAGTAGTTTCTTTCTGTTTATTTGCTTGTTCAACACCTTTTGCTGTAATCTCATCTTTTAATTGTGCTTTTTTAGCAGCTACAGCCACTTTTAAAGCTTTGTCCGCTACAGTATTAGTATAAGTAATGTTATCTAACTCTTCTGGTGTTTTAGCCTCTGAAATCTTCTTTTGTATTGCTTCAATTTTAACTTGATTAGCAGCTTCTAATGCTTTCTCTAAGTTCTCTCTATCTTTTACTTCAGCAGCAAATGTTTTTTCATGATTAACTTTATTCCAAAATTCATTATCTTGTTTATTTACTTCTTCCAAAGTAGCAGTAAATTCCGCTATATCATCATTTAATTCTTTTATTGCAAAGTTATTTTTACTAAGTTCTACCCCAGTATCACTCAGTAAATCTAAGTCTACAGGTAAACCAAGGGACATTAATAAATTAGACCTAGTTGTTTTTGTTTTATCTATTTGTTCTTCATAGAAATATTTTGCATTCTTACTACTTATATATGTAGATGCTAATTTATTATAAAATCTCTTTTTATCATCAGCAGTTGCATTTTCATTTTCTAATTTTACTAATGCTGGTGCAAATTGACTAAAAGTATTAAAGTCTTGTGATAATTTTTCAGCTCTTGATAATATAGTTTTAGAAATATCCTCTACTTCTTTTTTTTCTTTTAAAGCAACTTCTTCAATAGTTTTTGATTGCTCAAAGTATTGATGTAGAGCTGTTAATCCTAATTCATCATTAAATATAAAATTCTTGATTAATTCCCCACTAACAAAAGCACGCATACTTTCTATAGTCTTTTCATCTCCTGATGCTATTGCTTTATCATAATATTCAGATAAGTGTTCAGATAATCCAATTGCTTGAGCTTTATCTTTAAATTTCTTTGGGTCTAAAGTTCCATCTTCTTTATGAACATCTCCTGTAAATATTTGATAGAAACTATCTAATTTAGCCAGTTCTGGTAATAAATTATTTAAAGCTTTAGATTCTTGATTCTTTTGTAATATATTAGTTACTACTTGCATAGGTCCGCCCATCATTGAACCAAGCAAAACTGCTTTTTGGCCTTCTACACTAGTAATCATATCTATATAAGCTGGTCCTAAATCCCCTAATAAATCAAATTGTGATTTTAATGTATTTAATACACCTTCTCCTCTTTGTTCACCTTTAACTGCTCTATTCACATGATATTCTTCCGCAACAGATTGCATACCTTCCTCAAAGAAACCTTCTCTTAAAGAACCTTTTCCAAAAGTTTTAGCCCCTTCTCCAACTTTACTTAATAAAGATTTAGTTGGCATTGTAGTTAATACTTTACCAGCATCATCTACAATATTACCCGTAGCTTTATTTAAACCTTTACCCCATAGCATTTTTGCCATAATTAAGTTGGGAACAGCAAGAATAGTTACATTTGATATAAATACATCACGCATAGCTTCTCCCTTACCAATATCAAAATCTTCCTGAGATATTTCACCACTATCTAATTTTGGTTGCATCCTTGCTACATAACTATCTCCAGCACCTTTTGCCTCTGCGCCTGCTTCAAATATTGTATTAGCAATTGCAGCAGAGGTAACATTTATAGAACCTGGAGTAACATTAATTTTTCCTAATACTGAAACAGCATCATCTACTTTAGAACCCATAGCACCAATTTTATTTACACCTGCAAATAATTTAGCACCTATACCCATTTTATTAATAATAGCACCAGGAGCAAACATAGCTAACATATAACCAAGACCGTCCGCACCTTCTTTTGCCCAAAAATCTATGGATTTAAAATTCTCCCATATATTACCATTTTCAACTGCCTTTTTAACATATACAGGAAGTAATTCAGTATTAACTGTTTCATTTAGATTATCAAGACTTTTAATCCATGAATTATTAACTGCTGTTTCAAAAAACTGATTATTTTCACTGTCAAATATTTCTCCAATACCTCCTATAATTGTACCTCCTATTGTTGGAACCATTTTTAAAACCTCTATACCAGCTTTAGTAATAACTCTACCAGTCCCACTTCCTAATTTAGATAACCAAGGTTGTCTTTGCGCTCTATTTTCTGATATTAATTCTTGAGAACCAAATGAATCTTCTTTACCATCTTGATTTAAACTAACATTTGATAGTAGACCAACATCATATTTACTTTTACCATAGTCTAAACCCCTAACTACTTCTGTAGAAGGGGTTCTAGATGTTTTAAATTTTTTAAACCCTGGTTGTTTTAATATACCAATGTCAAATTTAGCATCATAACTATTTAATAATTGTTCATCATCCATTTTATTTCTTCTTTTTTGTAGTTCTAGGAATTGCACCATTTGCATTCATAAAGAAATCTTGTAATTGGTCTTCTGTTAAAAGTGTTGGAGCCCCAAAATTTCCATCTTCATCTTTTTGATTTATCATATAAGACATTTCTTGACCACCTTGATTAACTCTATTAGTTAAATATACTACTTGTGTATTAGAAGGTTTTCCATTGGGAAGTGGTATTGTGTATGGTATATCTGGTAATTTATTAGTATTAACAAAAGTGTCATTAAATTCAGTATCAGCAGCATATTCAGGTGAGTTTAATTCTGTAGCATCCCTACTAACTAATATAGTTTTTAATTTTCCATCTTCGGCTCTGTATTGCATTTTTAATGGAGAAACAAATAACTTTTTATTTTGTTGTGTTCCGTATTTATCAGTATTAAAATTTTTTGGACTATAATAACCAGAGTAAGTTAAAGTTTTGAAATTCTTTTTAATTTCATCAGGTAAATCTTCATAAGACATTACCTTTCCATCTATAGAATATTTTCTACTTTCAGGATTAGCTTGTACAAGGTCTGCAATTTCAGCTCTAGTTGTTTTAGTAGCCCCTACACTTCTATCACCATATGTTTTTACAAAATCATCTGTTATTATGATATCTTGCCGTTGTATTGATTTATTAATATTATAATAATCTCTTACAGTTTTAACACCTAATTTAGAATATGGGGATATACCTTGTAAAGCTTTGTTATTTTGTTGTAAAGCTTTAAATATTTTATCATACTCTATTCGTTCTTTAGCACTTAATTGATTTGTAATACTGGCAGGTGTAGGTGGTTCTGTACTGTTTGTAACAACTAAAGCACCATTTATATCTTGTACTGTTCTTTTAGGAGCTACATTTACTCCACCTAATACATTATCAAGTTTATTAACAACAGCACTAGAATATACTTCTACACTTGAATCTTGGTCATACTCATATCTAAGTGGAGATACACTATCAGTATTAACACCTAATTCTGCTGGAGATTTATACCCAGATATTTCAGAACTTGTTTGTTTTGAATAAGCTTGTTTTTCAAACACTTTATTTAATCCTTCAACTTCTTGTAAAGCTTGTGCTGGAGTTTTTCTTTGTTCTACTAAAGACCTACCAATTTCAGAATTTGGATTATTAATTTGATTATTAATATAATCAACTGCGTATTGTAAATTATCTATATTAGAAGAATATGCTGTTTTAGCACCTTTTGTTAATATATATTGTCCTGGATTATTTGGGTCATTTGTTATAATATTAGAAGTTAATGAACCTATATCACTAGATTTTACACCAGCCTTAACAAATAAATCTTGTAATTTATCAGTAACATTAATATAATTTGGACTATATCGTTCTTGTATATTAGTTATATTACCTGTTGCTGCAAATTCATCAGCATATTTCTTTTCTACATCTTTCCAATTCTCAGCTATAGCATCTGCAGGGTATCCTAATTTAGTTGCATTAGCAATATAACTTGCTTTATTAAGTTCTAAAGTCTTTTTAGCTGTTTGTATTTTACCTAAAGTACCTGTAGGACTTATAGCTTGTTGGTACTCTTTATTAAGTCTTATAAAATCAGTTTTTGATGTTGGTGAGAACCCCTTAGTAGCTAAATCTTCTGCTTGCTTACTCATTTTAGTGTATAATTCAGCTTGTTTTTGTTTTGCTACATCACTATGTATAAGTAATGGGTCTATTTGAGCCAATTGAGTTTCTATACCCGCTCTAGCTTCATCTAATTGATTATGTTGCCCTCTCATATAAGAAGGAGCAACCATTAGTTCCTGTAATGTACGAGGTGTATATCTAGCAGGTTGTATATTTGTATAACGATTCACTGTTGCCATTCTTATTTACCTTTTTTAGTTTTATCTCCTCCTATTAAATCTTGTACTTGTTTCCAAACATCAGAAGTAGATATTTGTTTTCCATCTTTATCAGTGTAATATTCACCAGTCCATTTGTAACCAAACATTTTTTGAACCATTTTCTTATCCAAATGTTCTTTACTAATCTTCCCAACATCTTCAAATAATGCTGATTTAAGGTTAGATTTAGTAGTTTCAAATGCAGCTTTGTCTCTTGCAGACCTATCTAAGAAATCTCTATCTAATTCTGCATTTACTGTATCTCCTTGTTGTTTAAATTGTTGTCCTTTTGCAGACTCTCCAGCTTTTATCTGGTCTATACCAGACATTATTGCAGATTGCCCTTTTAATTTATTTAAACCAGCAGCTTGTAAATTAGTTTGTAAATTACCAGCATTACCTGTGGCTCCTTCAGTAAGAGCCCTCTCAGTATTTTGTTGGTTTAGTATATTTAATTCTCTAGCTTCATCTGGATTATATTCTTTATAAACACTATCTAATCTTGTTCCTCTTTGTGTAGGAGATTTCTTTAAATTCTTTAACTCTAATAGATTACTAGCTATTGGAGCAAACTGTCCAATGTTAGCTGCATTTTCATATGTCCAATCTAAAGCTCTTCCTGCTAATGTTTTATTTTTAAAGTCTGGAATAGTTGGTCCGCTTCCAAAGTTTAAATTAGATGTATCAGGTTGTGTTTGTTCTGCATAATTATTTAATGTAGTTGGAGTTTGCCCCCATACAGAAGGATTAAATAATTTCTCATCTGTTGGAACTAATGGTTTACTTAAGTCACTATAATTATAATTACCTTTACCATCTCTAAATCCTCCTGTTCCTAACTCTCTTACAACATGTCCTGGTTTTTTTCTAATATTACCACTCATTATGCCACCATAAGCAAAATCACTTTGTCTAAGTTCAGCATTTTGTGAACCAACAAATCTTTGATTAGCAATTTCCATTTCTTTCTTTCCACCACCAAAAACAGAACCAAGTAAATCAGCACCTCCTTTTACAATAGCCATAGGGTCACCTGTAACAATACCTTTTCCTAAATTTACAGCTCCTCCAATTCCTTTAGATAATTTATCTTTTTTGAATTGATTAATATCATAATGTTGGTCTCCTTTTACATTTACATTTGGTTTTCCAAATATATCTTGTCCAGCAGTTAATAAACTCTGAGCAGCTCCTCCTATATTTCCTATACCTGCACCTACTTCTGGAGTAGCACTACTATTAGGTCCAATACCAGTATCAATAGCTCCATCTGCATTCCACATTTGTTGTGCTTCACCACCATAAGCCATTTGTCCTTCTTGTGGTTCCATAAATTCACTCATTCCTTCAGGAACTTGCCCATCCATTTGGTCAGGTATTTGTTGAGATTGAGTTTTAATAGCTTCTTGCATCTTAAGGAACTCCTGTTTTTTCATTATAGATTTAAGTAATGCCTCTTTAGTAGCTATTGAGGCATTATCATTTCTACCTTCAAACCTCTTCATTACAGAAGCAGATTCATCAGCTATAGTATTACCTTTTACCCAAGCTGGTATATTGAATTGTTTATTTAAATCTTGTGTCATCTTATTATTTTTTAAATACACCACTTGATGTTATTCTGTTTGAAAATATATATTTCCCCATATCTCTGAAGTTAAATGAGGTCTCACCTTGTTCTACTGAAGCTTTAGGTCCTAACATAACTCCACCATTTGGGTTAGTTTCGTGCCTTCCACCTACACCATATGATGAAAAAGAGCCACCATATAAAGCTTGTCCTATTGAGCCACCATAAGCAGCCATATTATTATTTATATTGCCTTGATTATTACTAGCAACAGTATTTAATATTTCTTTTAACTCCTCTGGTTTATAATATCTTGCTGTTTTACTAGTTTTTTCATCCTGCATTAACCTATTAATCATTTCATCATCTATAGGTTGTCCTGGAGTTACATTTAAAAATTGCCTCATTTCCATAATACGAGGATACAACTCACCATTTTGCCCCATATACTCAGCTTGTTTAATTGCTCCTCTTCCATTAAATTGACCAAATTCAGAATTAGCTGCTTCACTAGTTGTATTTCCTGGATATTTATTTCTTAGAGATTTAAGTGGCCCATTGTTCTTCATTAGATACTTAGAAAGATTATTACTTATGTCTTCTGTTGCGTGTGTATATTCATGAGTAGCTGTTCCTATAGTTGGATTACCAAAGTATTCTATATTACTATTTTGGTATCTTCCAGTAGTTCCTGGTACTTCACCTTTAATCTCTGACGTTGTATTTTTTAAACTTTTGTTAAAACCTTTTTTAAATACTTCATTATCTATTCCTAAATTAGTTTGTGAAGTAGTAGGTTCACCAGACATATTTGCTCTATATCTTTTTCTAGTTTCTGGATGTGTCATCCAATTAGTAACAAAATCTTTACCTTGTTGTACATTATCTTTTTTAACTGGTGGGTCAATTCCACCACCATAAGCATACATGCCAATAGGAGCTTCCTCTTTAGTAGCAAAAGGTCTGCCAAATACTTCAGTATCTCTAACAAATGGTTTTGGATTTATATCTTCTAAAGGAGTATATGTACCTTTAAAATTTTCTATTCTTTCTTTTCTATGTTTTCTTGGTCCAGACCAATGGTAATTAGCCCAAAAATCTGGAACTGTTTCTTTTCCAGACATTACATTAGCCAAATCTGCTCTAGGATGTTCCCTCATATTACCAAGATATAAAATATCTTGTTGTTCAGGTGTTAAGGTAGTTGCGTCTAAAGATTCTCCTTGAGTAGATTTCTCTAACCATTTTGGTATAGGATTATTATTTCTAGTATAATAATCTTTTAATCTTCTAGCTGCAGTAATACCACCTTTATTCTTACCAACTTCAAATTGATATTTACCTCTTCCTGGGCCACCACCTACTTGTTTTTGTGTATGTGATAAGGAACCACCAGTTTCATGATTGGCAATACTATTAAGTAAGTGGAGGTACTGTTTTTTAGTACCTCCCTTTTCTTTTATTAACGCCTCTATGAGTTTGTTTAGTTCATTCATATTTTACAAATATACGAAATAAAATTTATTATTCCAAGTTAATTAAGATATATTATATAATAAAATATATTATATGTTATATTATACAGTATATGAGATTGTAATATCATGCAAAATTAACTTATAATTCGATGTATTATCTAATTCTAATTTTAAGAAAATCCAAGGATTTCTTATTCTATTTCTACCATCTCTAGGTATCTCTGCTTTCCATTCTCTAAACTTACGTCTTAGGTTTTTATCTCTACCTACTACTAAAGGAATTTTACCAGAGTTTTGATATTCACTATAAGCTTGTATACTTGTTAATGTTTTATCTGGTTGGTCTATATCTTTTAAGTATAACTCTGAATTAAAAAATACAGAATCAAATACACAAGATATATCACTTTCTGGATTTACTTGTAGTATAATATAACTTGGTGCATATTCTCCATAGAAATGGTTGTATAATCCTTTATTATGTTCATAAATAGTAGGTGTTGTATTACTAGGGATTGAAATAAGCCTCTCTCCTTTATTAATATACATAGAAGGATTATATACCTTCAAATCTACAAACTGGTCTAATAACTCATTAAAACATCTTGTAAAGGATTTATCTCCTTGTAAAAACGTAAAGTATACGTCATTATTATAATTATCTTTTCCAAATAGAACTCCAGTACCTAATATCGGGTTATCTTTTCTTAAAGTTGTATAATCATAATTATTATTAAAGTATGTATGAAATCCTTTAGTATCTGTTAATGACATACCAACAGCGTCTGGAACTCTACCTATGCCTTTATTAAGTGCATCATAATAATAGATACCTCGTTTAGTACTTGTAATACCCCATTTATTAATACTACCAGAACTAGTTGTTAAATAATTATAATTATATAATACACTACCAGTTCCTAATTCAATCCCTACACCATCATTAGCTTGGATTTGAACTCTAGGATTAATAATAATTTTAGATATAGCCTCATCCTGAAATGCATATACCTCATCATTAAATGACATTATGTTATTAATAGGTCCAAATTTACCATTTAAATCTAATACTTCATTTTCAAGTATATCTGTCCAACTATCAATAGATTCATTAGGAATTTTAAGTTTAGTAGCTTGTACTCTTGTATCAAAGTTTTCAACTCTTCTAAATGTAGATTCTAAATTTGTAGTTTTAATAAGAGTTGGTTGTTGACTATAAACTCTATTATATTCATGATATTCATTGTAGGTAGGTTGAAATCTAGAGTCCCACGTAGAAGATGATAAATCATTTCTATTCTTTAAATCTACAGTAGTCTCTAACTTAACTGATACTATTTCACTTAATTGTACTACACCTGTAGAGTATACTTCTACATCTGTTTTACCTATTCTTAAGAATTTAAATGTTTGTACATAAGTATCTCCTGCATTATCTATAGTTACTTCACTAGTTCCTATATCAGTATAAGTACCTATTTGTAAATATTTTGTTCTTCTTTTATCTTCATATGAAATACCACTATATATACCACTAAAATAAATATCATTTAATGGTCTAATAAATTCAGTTACTAAAATAGAAGAGGTATTATTTATACCAGACTGTGTATATAAATTTTCCATCAAAATACGATTATATGATGGTATATCTTCATTATCCCCTCTATCTAATACAAATGTATAATTTTTAGCACCATAAGAATTAATACTAATAATAGCTCTTGATAATTCACCATCTTTAACAAAACTATCTTCTCCATCAGATAAAAATCCTTCTAATGTATTTGAATAAGTATATTTAGAATTATTATTATAAACAGTTCTACCTTGTCCCCTAACAGTTAATTCTGGGCTTCCATATATATTATATATTTTAGAAGTTGGAGAATTTATAAATGTTGTAAATTCCCTAATATATTGATTAAATGTTAAATCAACATCAGGAGTTGAACCATTTGGGTCTGAAATCATACCCCTATCAACAATACTCAATACACTACCATTAAGTGATAAATTTGAACCACCTGATGCATGTGGGCTTAATTTATTTAAAGCCTTTCCTTCAACAGCCACAACTTTTGAAGCTATAATTCTACGTTGCCCCCACCATGCATTATATGTATTTTGTAATCCACCAACTACTCTTAGTTGTGTAGAAGTACTAAGAGATACAGAATCAAACATTATCTCAGGAGAATACATTTGATACATAGCAGTATATTGATATACATCAGCTGCCCTTTGTGATGGGCTATATTGTACCTCTGTAAAAAAATTATTTGTTTTACTACTGTTAGCAGCACCAGCTTGCATTACTGCTAAATGTAAATTTGGTTTTAAAGGAACAACCTCTTCAAATGTACGTAATAAGAAGTTTGGTATTTTAACCTGTACATCACTATCATTTCTTTTTTCTGGAACAGTGTATAGTGTAGCACCTTGGCTATCTCTTGGAGAACTTATCATCATACCACCTATAACTCCTTGACACATAATAGTTCTATCATTAAGTGTTCTATCTGCTCTAATTACAGTATATCCTACTGGTTTTTCACTTTCAGAACTAAAGTTATAACTATTTAACCAAGTATAAAAAGCTGAAGTTAAATTAACTTTTATAGTATTATAGTTACCTTGTAAGTTACCACTAGGCATCTTGTAGTCACAAGTCCATTGTGGTAATGAAGTTTGTCCTAGATTATTGTAGAAGGTTATACCAAACCTATAAATTTCTCTGTCTTTTAAGAGTCTATACTCTTCTGGTTTATCTAATGATTTTTGTACTATTTCTAATTCTATAAATTTACCAGTTGCTCCAAGTATTGAAGAATTGAATTTATATTTTAAACCATCATAATCTAAATTAATAGCATCATGATTTGTAGGTACAATAAAACTATTAGTAACAGTTAATTTACTTCCACTAGTTATATTTGTAGTTGGGTTAAGTACAATATCCTTATATATATTTGTAGTTTGTGCATTCAATCCAAATGAGTATGCTCTACAATCTAATTCTTTAGGTAATAGAAACTCACTTGATTGTATATTAGCCATAAACAATCTATTATCTTTTGATTCTATATGTTTTGGTATTATAGGATTTGAACCTAAAAATATTAATTCTTCTAAAGTTAGAGAACTTATTGTACTACCATCATCATATAGTAATAATGAACCATCAGCATCTATTTCTTTTTCCTCTATTAAACTAATAGATGGTATCTCACCATATGATGTATATTTAATTGCATATACTCTAATGTAGTCATAAGATGAATCTATATTAGCTATTTCTATAATAGGAATAGCACCAACAACTTCATTTAATGCACCACCACCAAGATTATTACCTTTATCTAAAGATACTAATTCTGATAATGGACTTAATTTTGTCTGTGAGGAATTTAATCTAAATAAATTATATGCATATTGAATCATCCCAGCAGTATGTGTACCACCAGAAACAACATCTTTAATTATAGGTTGCGAGAAATCAACAGTACCAACGAAGTTAATACTTGAAGAAGAGATATCAATAAGTGAATCATTCCCTTCTATTGATGTATGATTTAAATTTATTGCTCTAATTTGTTGCTTTCCATCTACCCAATAAACTTTCTGAATGTTTTCATTTTCATAATTAAATATTGCTTGTATTGGATTATTAACAGAAAATGATAAATGTCTTACATATATTAACTCTAAATCATATTCACCTGTTAATACATTATTAAGTCTCCAAATACAATCCATACCAGTATTACTAGTAGAAAATATAATAATAGCATCTCTAGTAGTAGTATGTCCAATTATAATATGTTCATTGGTATATCTAGGTAATAAATCAGCATCTAATTGTGTATCTATTTCCCCACTAGTAGTAAACAAAATAGATTTAGTACCATATTCAATTGTACCAGCTTTTGCTGGTGTAACTAAATCATTGATACCAAATATAGTAGTTGCTGGTAATGATATAATTAACTCTGTGCCTTTTTCATTAGTTAATTCTCCAGTAGATTGTGTATCTGTGGAGGTTATTCTAATATGTTGAGCATCAAAATAATATTGAAATGGATGTTTGGATTTAGCTATATCTTGATTAGCTCCACCAAATGTATATTTTACTTGTTTATTTGCCATAGCATTAAGAAAATTTTCTAATTTGTTCCTTAGCACCACTGCCTTTATAGAAATTATTGTGGGCTTGTGTATTAATTATTAATCTATTAATAGTATTCATTATACTTTCTAAATGGTCTATTCCTGATAGTTTCATAGAAGTATCAGCACCACCCATATAGAAATGTCTTTTTTGTTCTATATAATTAAATGCTTTATCAGTTATTTTACCCATAATCCATATAGGTTCTAAAAATCTATGTAGAATGTAATATTCTATTGCCATAGATAATTTAGCATCATCTGGTATAAGAGGATATCCATCTTCATCTACAATTAATGCTTTATAACTTATTTGTACATTACCACTAGGGACAGATAGATACATAATACCTTTTTGTGTAGTATACGTATATTCACCTACTAATTGTTTACCTTCTTCATTTTCACCACATTCTATAGCCATATGATAAATATCAGTAGCATGTCTTAATGCAATAGCACCAGTATCATAACTATTAGGATTAAAGACAAGTCTAGCACCTCGTATTGTTAATAATTCAGATGGTAATGCAACTTTATAATTTGATATAACTAAAGGAGGATTAGTAACTTTATCTTCAAAGGATAAAGGTGCTCCTAGCAGTCTTAAAACTTCTATAGCATATTCAGCCGCCTCCTCATAAGATAAGTCTGCTGCTAATGGGTTCCTAAGAACTTTCCATAGTATTGTTTTAAGCGATATTGTTTGGCCTGAATTCATAATTTTTATTTTTAATATAATAAGAAAGCATCGAAGTTATCTTTATTTGGGTCTTTAATCCTTGTGCTAAGAGCTCTTTGAAACTTTCTACTTGGTTTGAATTTATATAAACTTTTATATTTTACTTTAGATTTAAATTTCTTACAATATATTCTGAACACATATCCAGAAGTATGTGAATTATTATATCTAACTAATATCTTTTTTTCTTTTGCCTCATTATCTTTATTCCATAAGTCATTTGTGGCTTTCCAATCTATAGGTACATTATTAACAAGTTTACCATTTACTATCCTAGGTTTTCTTTTATCTTTCTTGATAAATATTTCTAAACCCAAAAAAGGTATATAGAATATAAGATTATGTTCAATAACCAATTCTATTATACCTGAATTAAAATCTGTAAGTATTTTATTAAAAAGTACAGCAGTTGTTTTATTGTTATACTTTTTATTATAATATTTATAATAATCACCTATCCCGTAATCTCCTTTGAATTTATGTATTCTTTCCAAATTAATCTGTACTATCGTTTACTTTATCTTCTGGTACTTGAACTGAACGTAATAAATCTTTAATTATTTCTTCTCTTATTAAATCTATATAATGTGGTTGCAAGGGGTAGTCAGATGTTTGTATATCATAACAAGGAACTGCATCTTCACAACAACAAGTAGAGTATGCACTAAGACTAGTTGGGTCCTCAAATACTCCAGTTACTGTTATACAATCTAATAATTTATAATCTTCTGATTTACTATATGCATATATATAATTATCTACATCAATGAAAGCATATATAGCATTAGGAAAAGGAGCATTTTCTATAAAAGGTGCCCTATCTTTTTCTATAAAACTAAAAGGTATACCAATTCTATTAACTGGTTTTACTTTTGATATAGCTACTTTAGTATGAGATTCAATTGGTTTTGGTAATTTTTGTTTACTTCTAAGTATATTACCACAAGAGTAATCAACTGAACATTCATTAACTGAAACTTCTTCCATTGCTAAACATAAAGTTTGCTTAATAGAATTATCTATAGTTTTTTGAAAGTTATTTACATCCTGTCTTAAATACTTAGCTCTTTTAATATCATATAAATATAATATATATCTATCATCTATCTCATAATCATCACTAAAAGCATTTATAGCTTCTCTGATATCATACACAAGTTCATTTACTTTTGCCATAATCTAAAAATTAAAAGCCCCACCCACTATGTTTTATTTTATAGTAGAAAGGGCTTTAGGTAATTATTTATTTATTAATAACCATTTTTTATAGTTTGTATCACTCATTTCAAACAGTCTATCATTATCTAAATCTCTCATAATGTGTTTAACTGTTCCTCTATTAGTTGTTACAGATTTAACTTTTTCTAAATCTATACCACCAGATATTGGTGACGTCTGTTTATTTTTACCTTGTAAAACACCAAGATGAAACATAGGATTTTCCCATCCTTGTAATACTTTAAACACATGTTCTAATTGTATTACATCTTCATCACAGTATGTAAGCATTTCTTGTAATGCTTTCTTATCATCTTTTAAGATAATTCTTTTCCACAAATCTATATTTGTTGAGATTTTTCCAGCATGACCTAATACTTTAGATATATAATCTAGTTTATTAGACTGGAAATTAAATTTCTTTCTTGCTACTTTTAAAGTATCAAACTGTGGATAGTCTATTAGCATTTTTAATCCATGAATTAAAGCTCGTGTTTTAATCCATTTTAAATCAAAGTTATCACCATTATGAGCAACTATCATATCAGCCTCAGCCATAATGTCTATAAACTGTTCTAATAGAAATTTATCATCATGATTTTTATCCCATACAAGATTGTATACTTGTTTTTCACCTAACCATTTGTAACTAATACAAATAATCTTTCTTTCTTCAATAATCTGTTCTGGTGAAATATTAACTTTAAATCCTGTTCTCCAAAACCAACCAATATTAAAACTAGTTTCAATATCATATATTAATACTTTTTGTTCTCTTCCTTCTGGATTTTCAATATCATCCTTTAATTCTTTATTAACTTCTCTGATTGCTTGCTTACAATCAGCTACAGTTGTTTGAAATCCTTTATTTAATAATACTTTTCTTAATCTTTGTCCACCTTCTCGTAGGTATCCTTTTTTTACTCTTAGAAATTGTGCTATTTCATTTATATCTAGGTTAGTAGAATTACATTTTTTTAAATCTCCCATATTTTCCATTTTTAAATCTTCCTTTTAATGTACTATAATTAATTTTTAAATATTTAGAAAGGCTCATAATACTTTCAAATTGTAAGTTATTTTCTAAATCTATAACTTTAATATTATTTGTTTTTGGATTTTCTATTTTAATTTTATATTTATTTTTAGGAGAATGTTTCCAAATATACCCATATGCTGTACATTGTCTATTATTACAACAAGCAACAATATTTTTAGATTTTGGATTTTTATTATAAAAACTTTCTGCTATTTTTATACATTCCCATTTTTTGATTAAATTATTATTTAAATCATATTGATAAACATCTTTTCGTCTTCTACTTTTAATACCTTTATTATAAATACCACTTTTTAATTTTGTTTCTTCAGTCATTATATAATTAGCCAACCCTTCTCCACCATCTGTTAAATTTGATAAACAACCTGTTTTCAAATCTTTTCTACCATATTGTTTTATTAAAAATATTTCTAATTCAATAGCCAATTCTTTGTTTAAATCTTCTGCAATTATTTCAATAGAGTAATCAGATTTTTTAATTATCTTTTCCCATAAATTATTTCTAATTTCTTTAGAATAAGGTCTTTTAATATTACCAATTCCTATATAAAATATTTCATTAGTATCTAATCTTCTATGTCTATATACACAATATTTTTTCTCAATATTACCTATTTTCATATTATTTTTATAAATATNATNCAAAGGTACGACAATTAATTGGATTTTCCTAATTTTTTTANATATATTTTATAATTTTATTAAGTATCCTGCCCAAANAGTTTTATTAGTATCAAATCCTGCNGTAATAANATTGCTTTTTTTATTCTGAAAATATATACTTCCTTTAANAACTGGTTTAATATCTATAACATCTTTNTNAGTNAATAGNGTTAAAGGTAANCCAGTCTCTAAACCAACTAATAGTTTATTTGTAGGAGGCTTATTATAATTTATTACAGTTGTATCTTTCACTGTAATTGTATATGGCTTTATTTCGTATTTTGAGGCCTGTTTAAGCAACTTTCCTTGTACGTTAGTATAAATACTTATCTTTACCGAAGTGTCCTCATATGTCTCATTATACTCTCTCTCTGCAATTGCATCAATAAACATACTATCTTTAGTTATTGAGTCTTTTAACTTTAAAGCATTATACTTTTTTAGAAGTTCTGTATTAACAGGATTCTTAATAGTAATTGGTTTAGGTAGATAAATAGTATCTAACTTCCCATCCTTTCCAGGAATAGTAATTATTTTTTCTTTAATTATAATTTCTGGCTCTGGGGTTTCACTACCTCTAAACAAAAATAGAATTAAAAGAATTAAAATAACATTTCCAATTACTGAAACCTTCAATGGAGTCCAGTGAATTCCTTTAATAAATGTTGTAACTGTTGTTAGTAATGATTTAAGCATTGTATAATTTTTTATATTTATTTAGAAGTATCACACGATGTGACAATCCATGATAACCTCCATTAATTATTCTGGTTATTTTTCTTATATCATCTTTATCAGCTAAACTATTAAGATTATGTTTATTCCAAAACCACAGCGCTGATATCATAGCATCTGCTTCATTTAATAGTAAGTCTGGATTATTTACATAATCTATTCCAGTAGCTTTAGATAAAGCAATATAGTTTCCTTTAAGTGTTACTTGTAAAAAACCTCTACCTCTATATCTCCAACCATCACCACTTGCTTCATTACCATTACCACCTTGATTAGCATATACAAAGTTAGCTATCTGTATTGGTTTATAAGCAAGTTGTTTTGCTTTTAATCTTTCAACATCTGATAATACACCATTTCTATTAACATCTAAATCATGTTTAAATATTTGTAGAAGTCTTGCCTCTGAATATCTTAGATTCTCTTGTACTGGCTTTAATCCACTTTCATGCTCTATTTGCGCCATAAAATGAGCTAGTCTTAATGGTGTATTAATACCATATTTGTTAAGTAATGTTTTATATTTTATATGTAGCATTATATATTTGTATTAGGTTCATTATCATTTACTTCTACAGTATCATCTCCACCGCCTAATTTTTTAAAGAATTTAAGTTGCAGTATTTGAAATATCCTATTTGCTAATGTAAATAAGTAAGGTTTTTTTCCAAATAATACTTCTAAACTTTCTCCTATACTAACATATTCTCGTAAACCAAATAAAAATATTGGTACTAATGATA